GATCTTGTCAAACTTGTCCAGGGAGATCAGCACCGCACCGATATCATCCTCGGTCAAGCGGATCTGAACCTTCTCGACTTTAGAAACCTGGTAGTCTTCATAACTCAGGCTATTCAAGTAGTAATAATACTGCTTACCAGTCGGTATGGTCGAGATTGTAATATTTCCCTCTCCGTCGTCTTCCACAGATAAATACTCAGAGTCAACGGTAATGTTGCCTTCACCGTCATCGGTTACCTTGATGCCTTCTCCGCTTACGGATACATTACCCTCGCCGTCTGTCTCCAGAGTGACTGCAGATTCACTTTTTTCTTGTGGTCCAATTTGGACACCGGACACCTGCGTATACCAAGCAAATTCTATTTCTCCATTCACTGTGGCACGGCAGAACCGTCCCGCCACCTGGCCGACCCACTGCATCAGCTGCCGACCGGTGATCCCTTCGCCGGAAAACGCCTGGATCTGATAGTCCCCATTGGGAAGATCCTCATTCAGCAAAGTCAAACCGCAGACATCGCAGACCATCTGTGCAAAGATATACAGGCTATAAGGCCAGGCATCCAACTCATAAAGCCATTGCCCAAGATCCTTATCCAGCCAGCTCACACGGTCATAGGCCGTGATGTTCATTTTGTTGGCACTGGGTCGGGTAGGTAGTTCTGTAGTAAATAGACCTACCTTGTACCGGGTACCATTATCGTCTTCCTTGTAGACTGTCAGCTCATCGCCGGCGCAAATAGAAAGACCGCCCTCCGGGGCGATCAGCTTTGCTTCCAGCATATTGGCACAGGCGGAGCCGAGTGTTAACTCCCGGGAGTCGTTTACACATTCCGTGAGCGTAACGCTCTGGATCGCGTTCACCGTTCCTACGCCCGAGGAAAGCTCCGTACCATCCGGTAGCACAATTATCGTTTTTAACACCGTGCCACCTCCTAGCACTCGATGATACTAAATGCGTTATAGTTCTCGTCCAGCTCGGCAGAAGTGGTCAGAGAGGTCACAGAGGTGAACTCATTGTCCGTGCCTGCCAGCAACTTCTTCAGGCCATCAAAAGATGTTTCCTGGGTGCCGTTAATAACGGCATTGTGGAAATAGTTTGCGGTGGCCTTGATCTTCTGCTCCGCCTGGAATGCCACTTCGTCCACTGCACCGGCAGTATTTGCCAGAACACGGTCCACCTGGAAGGAGCCGCCCATTACCACTGCATTGGTGGTCTTCTTTTCCCGCTTTGCTTCGCCGGGAACATACTCACTGTTAATGGTACGCACAGCAGCAGTGGAGGGAGACTTCAACTGAATGTAGCCGTAAGTCAGGGTGCTGCCGCCGGTACCGGGAGAAATGCAGTTATCGAAGGTAATCTGATCCAGCAGCAGGGAACTGCGCCGGAACATATCCACGATCTGCTGATCTACCTTGTCGGCCATACCGACCTTTGCTTCCAAAAGTGTAATTGCCATAATTTATTCTTCCTTTCTGTTATTTGGCGAATCTCTCCCGAAGTGCATCCGCTAAGGATCCGGTTTTTTCGGGAGGAGGTGTTCCTGTGCCCGTAGCCTCATACTCAGAAAGCACCGTCTTGGATAATCTCCGCACAATGGTGTATGGAATCTGCTGGCAAGGATCCTCGTCTTTATCCGGCTTTCTCTGGTAATACAAAGAAAACCACTCCGGGATCGCTATACGCATCTCCGGCGTGGTAATATCTCTGGCCCGGAATGCCAGAGCATATCCGTCAGCATTTTCCAGCAGTGTATTAAAGCTCATTTCTTGACCTCCGCAGTGTTAATGATTATCCGGCGCTGGTGTTTCATCCCCACCAACAGGCCCTCTATGTGCGCCTCTTTCTCGGCCAGCTGGAACAACAGCTTTTCATTTTCCCTTTTGACTCGTACCAATTCTGCCAACAATGTTTCCTTAGCCCACAGAGGCAGAAAGCGGTCATAAAACCACTGTTTAATCTTCCGTATCATCGAGCATTCCTCCCAATTTCTCTTTTGCAAGGCTGTCTCTGCGCATCACCGTGGCGCAAAAGTATCGAATATCGTCCATTGCATGGTCGTTTTCCTTTATGGGCCTATCTATCTCACCCTTTTCATCCCACCGATACAACCCAAACTCACGAAGCGCATCTGTGCATCCGGCGCAGATCTTAATGATTCCAGCCTTTATCATTGACGCTGTCAAGCGGATGCCCGGTAGCACATCGTTCTTGGCTTTACGTACAGCGAATCGGTTATGCCGCCGTACCATCCACGCAGGATCGGTGTCCTTCAGCTTTGCCTGTTGGGCTTCGATCATTTCAAAAACATTCATAAATAACCTCCATTTTTGGGTATTGCCGAAAATGGAGCCGTGTGCTATAATAGTCACACAGCCCCAATCGGCTGGATTTACAAATTGTCGGTGCCCTAACTTTGACCGGTGGGGGCACCGGCTTTTTTATCGCTTTTCCAAGCACTCAACAATGCCTTCAAGAAAGGCCATGGAGCAGCTTCGCATGAACGCTGCCGATATCGTTGTAATCTACGATCAAAGTCGCATGTTCCGAAAGATGACCGCTTGGTTTGAGTTCCGCGACAAGTTGGAGCGGATGGGCGTCAAGGTAATCTCCGCAACACAGCCATTGGTCGGAAAGGATCTTCGAGATCCGCAGAACTTCATGTTTGAAGGCAGCACTGCCCTTTTCAATCAAATGTGGTCACTGCAGACCCGACAGCGTGTTATGGTCACAATGCGACGCATGGCAAGGGATGGCCTACACACCGGTGGCACTCCACCACTGGGGTACTGCGTCATGGACGGTGTTCTTGCTGTTCACGAGCCGGAAGCGGTCATTGTGCGCCGCATTTTTACGGAATACGCAAGTGGGTCAACCTATCGTGAAATCATTGCAGGACTCAACCGTGACGGCATAACGACTAGAAAAGGCAATCCTTTCGGAACAAACAGCTTGCACGATCTTTTGAAAAACGAGAAGTATATAGGCATTATCGTCTACGGCAAGGCTCCCCGGCGAGCTGACGGCTCCCGGAACTCCCACGGAAAAGCTCCAGAAGATGTGATCCGCATCGAGGACGCTGTTCCGGCGATTATCGACAGGGATATCTGGGATAAGGTGCAACAGAAAATGGTCAGGAACAAACACACCAATTCGGGCAGACCTGCAAAGGTCAGAAACTATCCCCTAAAGGGTAAAGTGTTTTGCGGTGAATGCGGCGCCGCTATGGTTGGCACCACCGCCAAATACAAATATCATTATTACGCCTGCACCGGAAAGCAGCGGCTTAAAAACTGCGAACTTATGCCTATAAAAATGGATGATCTGGAGCAGGGTGTAGCCAATGCAGTTCGGCAAGTTCTGGGAGATCCCCACAATATTGAGAAACTCATTCAGGTTCTACATAAGGAAAGCGAAGGGTTCCAGAGCCAAGCGGTAGAGAAGTTGCAAACCCTTTCCGACAGATTATCTGAGATCGAACGACAACTCGATCAGGCCACCACCGCCGTTCTAAATGGTTTATTCTCTCAAACCCTTAAGAACCGAATCCACATGCTGGAAAACGAACGCACCCGCATCGATTTAGATATTCAACAGTTGCAGCGCACTATTGATACCACTGCTATTCCATCGTCAATGCTACGTGAGTTATTTAAAGCGGTTATTGCAGCCGACGATGCCGCCACCCTTTTGCATTTGGTCACACGAGTAGAAGTTTACAGCGATACCATCAAGGTCTGGACCATTCTTGATGGTGACTATGACGATCCTCCCCGCCACAAGGAACAGTATTCCGAATCAGACCTACTCCCGGTAGACGGAATATCCTTTTTCCCCGGCTCCTTCGATGTTATAAATTCTCTAGGTTTCGGGTCACCGGCACCAAAAAATGGGATGCCCCATAGGGGTATCCCATTTTTTATTGTGGTGAGCAGGACTCGAACCGCAGGTGAGAGTCCGGGGAGCGAGGGGAGCGCTGCCAGTGGCAGATGAAGCGACCCGAGCGAGCGGCAGCGGTCGACAAAATCGAGGAAATGCGTAAGCCCGAAGTTTTTGTCGGGTACCGCAACAGGACACCGGCACATTACGCACCAAATAACCGCCCCTTATTGATACAATCGTGTCAATTAGGGCCAGTTTCCTTTTTAATTGTGCTTGTCTATTGGACATATTTTATGATATGCCAATAACACAAGTTAATATCGGTATAGTCATAAGTGCCGCAAATGGAAAGAAAGGTGTAATACGATGAACGGTTGGGCACGAAAGATGATGCCAATGCCTACTAAACATACCACATTTGTACTAGATGGGGGATCTAAACAATCTAACAGAACACCAGCAAGCACGAACCTTGCCTGGTACAATATACTTTGTTCTGCTACGATAGTTTTTTATCTCCGTTTCCCCATCAGTAAGCTAAATTGTTCCTTGTGATGCGGATTTGACTTTTATTGAGAGTATGCTATACTAAAAATAACTTTAATGATTGGAGCGGTGTAAAGATGGCTAAAAAACATAATTATTCCTTGTCTCTTTATACTTGGTGCTGGAGCATTTTGATATTGGCTATCCTGCCAAAGGAAACATCTGTATTTCAGACTAACCCACATTTACCAATTGGAGTTAGCTATTCTCTTTTTGTAGTAATGGGATTGTTGCTTGCTATGCTCTCCGTTCTCATTATAGACTTAAAGGCAGCATACAGATGGGTTCGTGTTGAACTCGTCCGGGGTTTCTGGAACATCGTAATAGGGTTGTGCGTATGTTCCCTGTTACCAATATCCAGCATATATGTCAATCGCTGCTTAGGTGTCATTATGCTTTCGTTGCTGATTGCGCTGATCCTGGTTCTCTGGAAAACACCTTCAAGCAGTTATACCCACATTCAAATGAACAAACACAAGAAAGGGATACTTCTGGGAAGTTCTTTGCTGGCTCTGGCTATTATAGGAGCTACTGTTTGGAAAGAAAACATGTGGGGAATTTCTCTGTCGGAGATACATCTTGAAGGGGATTTGTTAGGGTATTTTTCCGGACAGCTATCCCTTACATTTATAACAATCTCTGTGATGAGTGTTCTTTCCGACAAGAGTGTAATTGTCTACTGGGAAAATGTCGCTGAAGCCAAATTAATCCAGCCATTGTTTGGTAGTTTTGCTTCCTATACTTACTACTCTATTTCTACTACTGTAGGTGCAGGCATTAGTGTTATTTTCAAAAAACAATTAGCCTTTGCCGTATTCTTTGCGATCAATATTATCATTTTGATTTTTCTAACTTTGACGATGGTAGATGTTTACTACGGCAGAGACGAAAAGAAACGTAGCAGAGAGAAAGTTTTACAAAACGCAACTGCATTGCGAACAAAAAAAGCAAAGTCAGCTGGTCAATCCCTGCCGATAGAAGAAGCTGAAAGAATCTTGTCCGGTGCGGAAGAATACGATAACATTATGTTCAAATTGCAGCATTACCTTCACCAGGAGATCGAAGCGTACAACATTCCCTACATCCGTGAGGTTGCAGAAATGTACGGTAGAAATATGCATTGCTTCTGCTATCCTGAAGGTAGAGAAGTTGAGGCACTCTTGATTTCTGCTCCCGCAGAAGTATGGTCATTGGTGCTTGATGGCATTGATTTCCGAACAACGGAACTGGAGCAACTATACGAATCCCCGCGTTTGATAATATCTAACGGATTGAATAAAGATTGGGAAATGTGGAAGGCACTTTCTGAGAATAAACACCTGGATAAGGCAATAAAAGACATAGCTATACGAAACAAACTGCTAGATATCGTTTTGCATCGTCTTGCTTTGATGCAACGAGATATGTTGTTGCAATTTCACTATTACAAATTTTACAGAATAGCCGCCTACACTCAAATCACCCTAGGCGACGGAGTCACGCGTCGCTTCTCTCAATTCGACTTCGTCCCAGAATTGCAAGACGCGTTCGAACGAGGGAAGAAAAATATATTAACAAAAGAAGGATTGTTGTCGTCGCTGGTAGCTTTGTTATTGATCCTCCTCAAAACTGATAACAAAGAGATACGAGCTATTATTCTTCAACAACCACTTGTAAAAATGCTGACAACAGATATGCTTCAGTTTCTTGGTCTTGATGAAAAGAAGATTGCTGATTGGGAACACTATCGTTGTCTGTAAAGCAAGTACTTAACCGCTGCAATGCAGAAAGCTTTTAAATATTCAGTGTTGCTTTTTCAAAAAAGGTCTATCTCGCTGGGAGAGTGTGCTCTCCCAGCTTTTCTTTATACTTCCAGACTGTTGCTTGCTATCTGTGTGGGAATATGCTATACTTTTTATAAGGTATAGAAACAGAGGTGGACATTATGCTAAAGCGTTATAATCTTGTCTCTATCGTTTACGGAGGTTCCGGTGCGGCTTATGCAAAGCAGATGCACGATCTGATCCTTCGCCGTTCCGAGCAGGAACGGTATCCCATCGCCGCAAAGATCGTTCTGGAGAGCGTATTGACAGGAGATCTGCTGACCAACATCACCAAACTGTTTACCCAAACGGAGATCTGCCTGGCATTTTTGACGGCAGACGATTGTTGCGTCGGTGAAAGTGGCCAGGTATATCGCATCCGGCAAAATGTGGTGTTTGAGCTGGGTATGGCGATTTATCGGCTGGGCAGAGAGAAGTGCATCCTGCTCAGTGATTTCGATCCCAGAGACAGAAACATCGAGCTACCCTCCGACCTGAAGGGTATGGATATCAAGTACTTTACGAAAGATACCCGGGAACAGGTCTTTGAGGATGTGCTGGATAAGATCCTGCAGCTCAACGCGATGGAAAACAACGGTATCGCCCCCCGCTATGACCGGCTGCTGGAACGGGAAGACTATTTCGTCAATTACGAAGACCTGTTTAATTCCTGTTCCCATTTGGATTCTCGGGAGGGCAGTGCATACCTCAAGGGCGTGTTGAAATTCTGGATGGACGAATGCAGAAGCTTTGACCATTACGAAGAACGCTGCTTGTATTTTTTGGAAAGAATCGCATTTTTGCCCATGTTCGGAAGGCACAGATGGGTAGATGAGTGGCTGCTGCAAATGGAGGATCTGCTTCATAGCTATCAGCAAAGAGATATTGCCTATTGCGGTAAAAAACGGCTGAACTTTATGAAGAATGTGGCATTTACCGTCAGCGGCATTATGCGTCTGAAGCTGCAAAGCGAGCCAGAATCCCTCGGCAGAGAATATGCCGACCTGCTGGACCGGCTGACTATGGAACCGGCAGAGGAAAGCGGTGTCACCAATCCTCTTGCTCTGACTGTGTATTATGATTATCTGGGTCTGCTGCATATGTCATTGTTTGATCTGGGCAAAAGCAGGCCGCATTTAGACGAGGCCATCCGGTGCTTCGGTATGATCATGGATACATATGTAGAGCACACGGATATGAGTCTGGGCATCTGGGGCGGTTTTGTAGGCTACAATCTTGCCCGTTGCTATATGAAGCAGTATAAACTGACGCAGGATCCGGCAGATGCCAAAAAGGCGCAAAGACTGATGCTCAATGCCAGTCTGGTGCGAAAAGGCTGGCTTACCGGAACCAGCTTCCACGCCACGATCCGCAGTGCGTTGTCCTATGAGTACTTTATCTGCAAGATCGAACAGATCGGTACACTGAAATTGTTGGATAGCCGCACGGATGAGGAGATCCGTCACGAATACAAGCGGCTGGAGGGCGAACTGGAAAGCTATATGATCCGGGATGAGCAGTTGGAAAGACTGTGCTTTGTTCAGGATCTGCTGGAACTTCGGCAAAAAGCGATCGGAAGCGAGGACGCGTTGGACGAAAAGCTTCTGTGATCCAAAGTCGCTACCGAAATTTTCGGTATGCTTGTTACGCAAATGCAGACCGGTATCTATAGGATCCGGTTGAATTTCCCGGTCTTTCTGCTAAAATTATTTATTATTCATTTTCCGCAAGGAGGTGGGCCTTTGAAAAAAACACCCCCCGTTCTCTGGATCTTTCGTAAAATCAAAAAGCGGATCCCCGTGCTGATCCTGTTGACACTGTCCCATATCGCCAACGCTTTGCTGGCCGTTGCCTTTTCTCTGGGCAGCAAACAGGTCATCGACTCTGCCGTCAGCGGCGATAAATCTGCCTTTTTAAACGCCTGTATCTTCCAGGCTGCCATCATTCTGGGTATCCTGCTAACGCTGACCTTTAACCGAAGTATGCATGACCGGCTGGATGCCAGACTGGATATGGACTGGAAGCAAAAGCTCCTTCACGGTATGCTTCACGGTGACTATGCCCAAGTCTCTGCATACCATAGCGGCGAGCTTTTAAACCGGCTCAACAACGATGTCCGCATAGCCAACAATAGCATTCTGACCACACTCCCGAATCTGGCGTCTATGCTTACAAAGCTTATCGGCGCCATTGCGGTACTGGTGACTCTGGAACCCGCCTTCTCCTTGCTTGTGCTGACTGCCGGTATTATGGTAGTCTGTGTGACCTCAGTTATCCGCAAGCACTTAAAGGGTCTGCATAAGCAGGTCAGCGAACACGACGGCAAGGTCTCCGGTTTCCTGCAGGAAACACTGGAAAACCTGATTATGGTCCAGTCTCTGGATGTTGCTGATGAGATGGAATGCCGCGCCGATGACCTAATGCAAAAACGCTTTTTCATTCAAATGAAGCGGAAAAACATCTCTCTTACCGCCAACACCTGTGTCAGCATAATGGCATACGGTGCTGCTTTTGGCGCACTGGTATGGTGCTCCGGTAGCTTGCTGCAAGGCGCTATGTCTTTCGGTACCCTCACTGCTATTACCCAACTGGTAGGTCACCTACAAGCTCCCTTTGTGAATCTTTCCGGTATTATTCCTCAGTATGTGGCTATGACCGCAGCGGCAGATCGACTGATGGAATTGGAAAATATCAGTGGTGAACCTCCCCTTTCCAAGGATGATCCCCAAGAGATTTATGAAAAGATGGTAGGTATCGGCGCTGAGAATCTATGTTTTGCCTATGATCGCGATCCGATATTTAAAGAGACAGACTTTCTGCTACCTAAGGGGCAGTTCGGCGTGATCATGGGTCATTCCGGAATCGGAAAAAGCACCCTTTTGAAGCTGATGCTGGGCATTTTTCATCCCCAGGAAGGCCAGTTGTTTATTTCCACCCAGGACGGTGGGATCGAGTTGGACCGTTCTACCCGTGGGTTATTTGCCTATGTACCACAGGGTAATCTGCTGATCAGCGGCACACTGAGAGAAAACCTGCTGCTGACCCGACCGGAAGCAACGGAAGAAGAAATTCAAGAGGCCATTCGCATCAGCGCTATGGACGATTTCCTCCCCAGCCTGCCTATGGGGCTTGAGACTGTGCTTGGCGAAGGCGCCGCAGGCCTTTCCGAAGGTCAGGCGCAGCGGTTGAGCATTGCCCGGGCAATTTTGAGTCAGGCACCTATCCTGCTGCTGGACGAGGCCACCTCCGCTCTGGACGCGGATACAGAGGTCCTGGTCCTGAACCGCTTGCGTGCCACCGGCAAAACCTGCATCGCCGTGACCCACCGGCCTGCCGCCATC